CTGTCCAAGCTCAGGCAGGAACAAACCTATGCTAGAAGAAACATAAGCGAGTTTGACAGAAGCTTACTCAGTTTGGGGGCCTCCGAAAGGGCTGATATGCTGATGAATGTTCTTGGTGTGGGACCACTGAACTCTGTATTGATTAACGAGTATCGCAGGAAGGGCATCATTACTGATGATGTGTTAAAGGCCATGCGGATTAGAGGTTCACTTGCCTCTTATTAAAGACGATAGTAAAACATCGCCGTTCTTCTTTTTAAATCTTTCTAGTTCCCGGCGTTTGTACTTCGGCACTGGGTACCCGTATTCAAACCTATCTGGTAAGTTGCCATTTTCAACGTATGCGTACTCTTGCTCTAGCAAGTCTGGCTCAAAATCTTCTTCTTGTTTGTAGATGCGTACAACTAAAGCGAATTCCAAACGCACAGTCTCTGGCATATGTTTTTTTACTTCGTCTAGCTTGATGTCCGAAGGCTGATAGTCGTCCAGATTTTCTCTGTAGTTAGGGTCAATGATGTCATCGTTTTCATTTAATGGCTCAATCACCCATTCATATTTTGTTTTATATTTTATCATCCAATTATTACAGCTGAAAAAGATAATCTTGTCAAGCCCTAAAAAATAAAGGCCGAGAATAACCTCGGCCCCGACGGGTTTAATGAAAGGTGAAAAAAGATAAAACACCATTTCCAGAGATTACTCGTCTGGATTACCGTCTAAATTTTCTTCCTCTTCAGGATTTAGCTGATCGTCTAGTTTTTCACGCTGCTCCTCACTCATCTCGTCGATGGCTTTTGCAGCTTGTGCTTTTAGAACATTGGCACATCCGACAACAGTCAACGAAGAAGTTAGTAAATCTTTCACTTGGTCTATCGTTGCTGTGTTGATTAGATAATTAGAGTAGTCTTGTTTTAGTTTATCTAGGTCCATTATATTTCTCTTGTTGTATTTTAGTTTCAAGGAGAGCCAGAGCCCTCCATGCCACAGCTACATAGTCCTCTTCTAAAAGGTGTCGCATCAGGCAGTCATGGTGATCGTTAGATTTGTTTGGTTCCCAGTGCAGGGGTTCAAGTGGATCGCAATGTTTCTCATTGCCAGCATAGGATTGCCGTGCCACTGCTGCAATTGCATTTGGAAAAGGGGATAGTACGCCTGAATATATGGGCCACTTTTTTCTTTCATCGCTGTCTTGGGGTAAGATACTAACCTTGTGCTGAGGATCTGATCGGAATATCATAGCTCTACAAATTTAACCAAGTGCAAGGGACACATATAGCAATCCTGCACCATATCTTCATAGCGTGAGTCTTTTTTAGTTTCGCAATACCAGCTCTTGTGTGAGCTTCCCTTAACAATGGCTGCATGGGTTTCTCTTTTGTTTAAATAAAAATACCTATACGGCCTTGGCTTTGCTCTGTCAAATGAATGCTTGGCACACACAATGAACTTAGAACCGAAGGGCCAGTCTGCTCTGCTGGTAAAATCAACCCCTAGCTTTTTCACTTCAATCCTTTGACCAACATACAAGTCCCCGTCATCTGCAAACTCCTCCCACTCTTCATGTGATGGAGCAACGAATGTTGGTGGTATGTTCACCGGATAACCCATCGAGCTGATGTGGTTTGCAATTTTCCATACTGGCCCGTGACTTTTGGCTAGGTGCTTTTTAAATCTTTCATTGTCGTTCATTTCTTTTTTCTCCTAGCGTTCTCTTCTTTTGTCTTGGCCTTGTGTGCTTCCTTGCTAACTGCCTGTAGGTTTTCCCTACCGCAGAACAATCTAGGAAGAAGCTCGTTCCAATTGTATCCAAGCCACTTGGTTTTGCGTCCCCACTTTTCGGGGATCACTGGCTCAATGTGATCGACCTGCATATCCTTTGCAGGGAAAAGCTCCTTGGTAATAGCACAGCGGTACATCTTCCGCATCCTGCCAGTCTTGGGGTTCTTCTGACTCTCTACAAATGCTTCGTTAAGAGTCTGATATTTGGGAGCCCACCTCCTAGTCCCCGATCTGACACAGGACATGATGAACGATCTTAGTCTAGCTTCAGTCCAAACCTTCATCTCATTTTGTTTACCAAGTCATAGAACATGAAGCAACTTATAGCATCATCCAGTGCCTTGGCCTGTGCCTGCTCAGTCCACTTCTTGACATGGGTGTCACCGTTGTTGGTGTTGATTATGACGGTGTAAATTGGCGGGTCATAGTCTAGGTAGCTGGCAATCTTTACCATCCTAGATTCTGCTGCTAGCTGCATACAATCTTTGTGGTATCCTTTGCGAGTAATGTCCTGATGCTCTGCCACCTCTCTCGTCTTGTAGTCAAACAAGGCAAGCTTACCATTGTGTATAGCCAGCAGATCAATGGTTCCTGCTGTATTAAATTCCTTGTCGCTGTTGGAAATCACACCCTCAACATCGACCACTTCTAATTGTTCGC